AGATATCCAAAAGATATTACTGGAGAATACACTTTCTGGTGTACAAAGAGAAGCCAAGGCTGTTGCTGTAGATATGGCTAGAGCAAAAGCCATAGAAGGCGGCTTAGGGGCTGCTCGTGTCATAGCGAATAGGTATGCAGCCAAACCCGCTGGAGTGAAGCGACAGGCCGCTGCTATGTACAAACAGAACACGGGCAAAGACCTTACTGAGACTAAGGAATATGAGGTAGGACTAGCCTATGCCATAGCAGTACAGAACATGGGGAAGCCTAGCGAGAAGAAAGCTACTGGCGGGGTAGTGGGCTATGCTGGTGGTGGCCTTCTAGCTAAGAAGCTAGCTGGGGAAACTGTAGAACGTGGGATAACAAAAATTGGTGGTGACTTGCTACAGCAGATGGACAATATGCTAGGCAAGAAAGTCGGCACGGAAATTGATGAGACTGTTGCTGCCCTTAAAGCAGCAAAAGAACCTGCTGTTGGTAAGAGTGTGGTAGAACCTGTCGAATCTATTTCATCTACTAAGCGTCCTGTCTTTCGGCCTACATCTACTTCAAAGGTTGTTAAAGACGAAGGGCCATACTTTGGTGATGTGGAAAAAGAAGGACGTTTTGTTGACGCTCCTGAGCCTATCCTTACTAAACAGGAAAAGCAAGTTGTTTCTGCTTCTGAAATATCCCCCTTAGAAGATTTAAAAAATAAACTTGATAGTACAGACACTTCTTATGGCAAGCAGAAGATGCTGCAAAGCATAATCAAAACCGGCACTGAGGAAGAGAAAAAATGGGCTGCCCCTGAACTTGCTGATTTGGCTGATAAACAACTTGATTTGTGGACAAAATATAAAGATGAAGGATATGATGTAGGGGAGTTTATTCCTGAGAAACCTTTCTATTGGGGTAATCCTGAAAAACAAGAGTATGATAAGAATCCTTTTTCATTTGCCTCGAAGCCAGTAAAAGATAAAGAAGGAAGAGCCATACCCAATTCTTTAAATACCACCCTCCCTGAATCTAAAGTTAGTGAAGGGGACTTAGACAAAACATCTTTTGCAAGCAAAGGGCCAGATAGTAGGAAGCAAGTTCTCACTACTATAAGAGAGATTAGAAAAAATTCTTTTGATACACTAACTGGTTTACCTAAAGTTAAAGAACTACCGGATGTTGAAGATGTTATTGCAGTGGTGCAGGGTGACTTCCGTATCAAAGAAGGAAGAGAAATAAATCTGTCTAAGACTAAAGATATTAGCATTGTCCAAGACATGGCAAGTAAAGCACAGAAGAAACTAGACTCCTTAAGAAAAGAATATAAAGATACTCCTCCGGTAAAACTCTATCATGGTAAAGCTGCGTATGCCGCCGAACCCACTACTAGATATAAGACAGGCTTCTTAGACCCACAACAGATAACTAAATACCATAGTGAATTAGATGTTGGTGGAACATCGTTCACTAAAGATTTAAATTTAAACTTTGAGTCGCTTCAGTTTGGTGGGCCTAACCCAGACAGGATTGTTTACACAGAGATGCCCTACGCTGACTACATGTTCAAAAGAATTAACATGGCTCCCGAAGCGTATAACAATAAGAACTTAAACATCATTGCTCAGTCTATCAACGGGTCTGATAGAGTTGTTCGTCCTGTGAGTCTACCAAGGTCTACTGGTTTCAAAGAAACAGAAGATATGATTACAGAGACGGACAAGCTTCGTCCTGAAGGCAAAGGTACAGGTAGTCAATTAGAAGTTAGATCAGCAGCTAATGATGTTACTCTTGCTGCTGCTAATCCTGAGAAAGTGTCTTTGCTTAGAAAAGAAGGAGATAAGAAGGGGTTTATTAATCGTGTAAGACAAGAGACGAATATAAAAGATAGAATTATTGACTTAAGTTCTGACCTCTATACGGAGAGAGGTGTTGTTGTTGCTAACAAAGTATATAAAGAGATAAGAAATCTTTTTAACAATTATATGGAAAAAGCTGATATCACCTCAACTAAAACTGGCATGGGTCAGAGATATTACAATCAATTAACCGATCTGAATGTTATAAAGGGAACCAACGATTCTGTTCCTACTAGGGAATTACTAAACACAACAAGTAATATCTTGGAGAAGCATGGGTCTAAAGAGAAGGCTATGTTGCTGCGTTCTTTGAGCAATGAGCTAAAGGTGTTAAAAGATAGCTGGGCTGGTGATGCTTCTGGTGCTGCTGGTGAAGTTAAAAATGTCAATAAGATCAGAGAGCTAACTCAAAAGCTAGCCAAGGGTGGCCTAGTGGAAAGAAGATAAGGAAAGGGGCTAATGCCCCTTCTTTATTTCCTTACTCGTCTAATAGGTAGCACCAGTGCTAAAGTAATAGCCAGTATAAAAAGACTTGCCACTCCTAAAACAGGCGAGAAGACTACCCACCAAGACCAATCAATAACATTGAATAGTTTAGCTGCTACAAATATCAATGTAAGCAAACTGAAGAAATTAAAATTAATAGTCATATTGTTTCCTATGTTGCTGGTTTGCCCTATTGGAATTGAACCAATGACCTACAGTTTAGAAAACTGTTGCTCTATCCAACTGAGCTAAGGACAAGTGCTTTACGCCTTTTGCTTTATTGCAAAGATGTTTTCAAAGTAGCCTCTGTCAAAGCCCCTTTGCCACTCCTTACCCTGCACAGTGCTAGGCTCATATTGGTTAGCAAGCCAGCCCTTGTAAAAGGCATTCCTACCTTGATCAAATTGAATCCGTAGAGGGGCAGTTCTTTCTGATTTCTCAGTCATGGTTTATCCTTTAGTTGGTCAATCTTTATGTTGTAGCAATCGCTCTTAACTGTATACCCGTTAGATGGGTCTATAGTTCCCTTCTGCATGAACACAGCATCCTTCATGTACTGGTCTTTATTATACACACCCAAATACCAGCCGATTGAGAAGTCATTCTTCACACGAACAAAGGCATAGTAGTTGCAGTCTTGCTTGGTATTTAGAGCAGCAATAGAGCAGTCGTAAGACGGCAAAGGAACATAGCCCGTCTGCTTAGTCTTTACATCCACCTTAGTTCCGTCATCTAAAACCAAGTCATAGTCGTAGGTGTTGCATAGTTTTCAACCCAGCACTTGATGGGCAATAGCCTCACCAATGAAACCAGCAATATTGCCAGCCCCTCTGATGATGCTATTGCGAAGCTGTCCCATCTCAGCAGCCTTGTCTCTGGCCTCGACCAGCATGGCTGGAGATATGACTACCTCTATCATCTAACTGGACACGCGCCAGTGGCACAATCTTCATCAAGGCCAATGGTGGCTTCAGCAACTTGTGTGATTAATCTAGTGGATGCTACCAATTCATCGTATTGCTCTTTGGTAATTTCTTCTAGCGGTGCTTGCTTGAATCCATGCTCACTGTGCAGCAAGAAAGACAAGCTCTTGTGTGAGCCTTTGTAAAACTTCTTCAGATACTTCTTGATATCTGGAAGCTCTTCCTTCTTGTAATACACAGTACAACTAACACTGTTGTCGCTCCAGTTCTCCTGCAACCAGCGCACAGTCTCAAGCTGCGCCAGTGCATCCACTTGACTAGCCAATGTAGCCACCTCAGAATGACGGAAGGGGAACGACACAACCACTGTGCTGTGATCAGTAGAGCCATCAAAGTTCTGCTGATACTCAACAGGATATCCATGCTCACGGCAGGTCTGCACCAGCGAATGGTTAGCGCTGATACGGATACGTCTAATCATATACCGTGCATAAGCAGGATGACATCCCGGTGTAACACCCGGCAGCAAGGACAGAGTTCCACTGGGTTTAATAGTGGTAAGTTTGATGGATTTGTTAAAGCCATTCTTAGCGCTGTACTGCTCGTCATAATCCCTGAGGTAGGTGTAGGTATCCTTTAGCCAGCTAAGCTGCTCCTGAGTGCTTTCTAGTACCCCTGTGATGCCAATACCCATACGCATGTTCTTGTTCACGATGGCTTCTGTTGATTCAAGATGGCAAGGAAGTGACAAGCTATGCTTGTTGATTCGATATAGCAATGTTGCTACATCCATCAACTCTTCTTTGGATGTGATGTTAGGTAAGAAGATTTCTGCAAGGCAGCAGGTTTCTTTATCAGCCAAGCTCTGCTCTGCACACGGGTTATATCCCTGCACATCAGGGTCAGGATATTGAGTCTCACCCAAGCGACCAATCTTACGCGACAAACGTAAGTTAATTAAACCATAGGGTTCTCCCTTACCTTCGTAGCCATCCCAAAAGAATTCATGTAGGTCTTCAATGTCATTACAGACAACGCTGTTATTGGACATAGCTCTCCACGAAGGGATGTTACCCATGTCCCAGCGCTTAGCCAGCAGGAATTCCACATCATCGGGGTCACCAATAGCAATCTGAGCAGAGCGGCGTACATTACCAGCCACCACCACAGCACCAATGATATTCATAATGTCCAAGCAATCAATGGGCCGAAGCTTGCGACCAGCACGGCGGGACAAGATATCGCTAACCTTGCCTATGCCCCACACCAAGTCTTCAGGGCCGCTGGCAGTACCACCAAAGCCCTTGATGGGTGCGCCCTTGCTGCGGATAAGCTGTGTGCTGTAGGTGAAGGTTTGATTGCCGCTGCGGTGGGCTAGGAATGCTGCCTTCAGTGTCTTACCTAACAGAGCTACCCAGCCCTCACGGCTATCAGGAACAATGAAGTTAGCATCAGAGCTATCCAAGCGGGTGGGAGCTTTGAAGTTTTCGTTGACAAGGGGAAGCTTATCCACATTCTTCTTTTGAATATTATAACCAACACCACTGCCTAGCATCAACAAGTCCATAGCCCAAGTGAATGGCTCTACTGGTTTATCCACTACAGTGAAGGCACAGTTTTGAAGACTGGCTAGACCAAGCTTATTCACTGTGTTAGTTCCAAGCTGCCACAAGAAGCGACCAGCAACACTGCCCTTAAGTTCAAGGAAGTGTTTCGTCAATCGCTCTTGTTCTTCTGCTGTGAAGTTGCAACCTAGTTGGTCATTGGTGGCATCCACTACACGCTTGATGGTGTCGGTGAATTCTTCTGTTGGACTATTGATGTCAGACTCACTCAGGCGGCGAGAGTACGTTCTCTTGTAGGTGATATAGCCAATAGATGACCAAGGGGTTTTAATATCATTCATGTTTTTCCTGTTCTAAAGATAAAAAAAGGGAGCCAATGCTCCCGTAGGGATAGTGGTTATACTAGAATTTACCTGTTATCACCACTCCCTCTTATCTGTGAACGACTCTTTTTGTCTTGATTCTCTGGGTTGGAAACCCCTGCCATATAAGCGACAAGGATTTCCGCATCAGGAGTATACCAAATTAGTTTTACTCCGTTCATTCAATGTTACCAAGGATTTACGCTGTTGAAATATTTAGTGGCTTCTTCTTCACCCATGTAATGATCGAGCAATGTAACAGTAGAACTTAGGATGTCTTCTGATGCATCATTACCCATGTGATATTCATAGCAGGTTTGTAATTCTGCAATGAAGTCAGAGTAGTCAGGAGCTTCGGCATACTCTTCCTCTTCCTCTTC